TCTTCCGAGTGGGGGTGGGCGGGCCGCAATCGCAGCCCGATATTCCCATCATACCCGCTTTCCGAAGCGTAGGCATCGAGACCTAGTTGTAGGTTTAATATGTTCGTGTATCCGGATTCTTGCGTTCCCGGTAGAGGCTCGAAGCCCCGGACCCCCTGGAGGGTTCCGAATCCTAAACGCATGACACGCTGAAAAAGGGATCTCACCGACTGACCGATACGGACATTCGAATGACATTCCAACAGGGATCCAGCCAATGATCCCGACTAATATAACTCATCTCCCAGTTGTGGCAGCCTCTGCGCAACTCACTAAGCGTAACCACAGTTGACCTGTGGAAGAGAGCAAGGTGAAAGAGATGCTGGGGGTCCGAAATAGGTACGGAAGTTGCGTGATCCACGTACGAAACGAGTCCTAACCAAGTCTACACTCACCTGTAAACAAGGATGATCGTCGATCCATAGTGACCGACGAGCTTTGTTGGTGACAAAAGCTCGGTCTTCGTACATCATGAAATGGTCATAAACTGGTCTAGGCCAGACAAATGACCATAACTTCGGTCCCCTCTGGAGGACGCGGAAGGAAGGAGGTTGATAGGAAGGCGCCTGAGAGGATCGTTCTCGGAAGGATGCATAGTCGATGGATACCCTTTCGGGTTTAACGGGAACACCCGTCCATCTCGAGACCATGTCACCTGCCACGTCCTTCGCCATAGTGTCAAAAACACCGTATAGGGAGGCCCTTGGGGGCGGCCCTATGACCATTTCGACACTGCGACGTACGCCTTTCTTTATTGTGGGGGCCGCACCATCCGTCAAGGCACGGCGAAACCAAGACTTCTTGGAAAGGATCTGGTACTCTCTTCTAGATAGAGTCGACAAGTCTATCTGCCTAGCAGATATCTCAAAACGCATCAGACAATTCACGACGAGGCTTACAACCTCACCACGAAAAGTCTTCAGCCCATTGAGAACCTCTGTCAAGAGACAACCAGGCTCCTTCCTGCAAGGTCGGAAGAACGAAAGGACGGGTTTGGGGGCCAACTGGCCTCTACGGATAAAGAAACTCTGAGAGTTCAAATCCGCGGAGATGTTTGAGTAGCCGGTCTTCTCAACATTGACACAAAGTCCGAAAGTTCCAGTCACCTCTTTCCAGAGGGAAAAGAACTTCCGATCACCTGCAAAGACGCAGTCATCGCCGTTGAAACGACCAACGCGGTTAGCCCCTGCTCCCCTCGCGATATCGCTGGCGATATCGAAACATGCCTTGTTGAGTAGGCAGAGCAATGGGAAACTCACCAAGTTCCCCATCATACTCCCCCTCTTAATTGGCCTAATCATTCCTGTGTGGGGATTTAACCACCTAAGGTTTGAAAAGGAGCCCAACAAGACACTTCTCTCATTCTCGCTCAACCGAGCATCCTTCGACAGTTCTTCGACAATGACATCGACGGCCTCAAGATAAATCTTGTCAGTGGCAGATTCGTAATCTCCACTGATAACCGCCTCCCCGTCTTTCCTGTCATTGAGAACAGCCAAGAAATCTTCCTTCTTTACATCACCACGTACGAGCCATCCGAAGGACGATAGATGGTCGTATAGGGCGTTGTGAACCGGAGTCAAGACCCGTTTGACACGGGCGGATTGCATCGTTACAACACGAAGCTTTCCCTTAGTCTTTGCCACTCCCAACCTGACGAGAGAATCGTCGTCGGAAGTTTTGGAAGGACACGTAGCAAGCGTGCCACCTTCACCTTGAGTCGTTTCAAAACACCCCTGCTGGTCAGG